AAGAACAACTGTCAATAAATTACTAATCCATTTTTTCTTTACAAACTTTCTAACATAATAAATAACTAATCCATAAAAAACCATAGACATCATAGAATGACCACTAGGAAAACTATAAGATGTTTCAGCAGCTAAAACCATTGTATTAGAAGGTCTAGGTCGATGTACTATTAATTTAATTATATTATTTAAAATTACTGCTAATAAATTTGCAAAAACAAAAATCTTGAAATATTTTTTATCTCTAATCAAAACTGCTACCGAAATTAAACCAGCAACAATTACTATACTAGAACCAAGTGTTGTAATCATTTTCATAATAACAGTCATAGACATACTTACAGGAAAAATAGACATAATAAATTGATAAACAGGCAAGTCAAATAAAATCATTTTTTACCCCCTTTTGTAGTAAAACATTATATTATAGAAAAATATAAAATGCAAGGCATTGATTTTTAAATTAAACATAGCATATTGAAATTTTAAAGAAACACCACTAGGAGCATTTCCCAAATTTTCGCTGTCTGTATCCACGCCCATACCGAAATGGAATATATCTTTTCTCAACAATTTTAGCCATTGTATTCTACCCTCAATAGGTAAATGTACTTGTTTCGTTTCCACTTTTCCAGAAGAATCCGATATCTGCACCGCTCTGTTTACCTGTAATTTTTTTGCTATAGCGCTTGCTGTTTCTCCGCCATACCCTGCAATCACCCAATACAAATCCACTAAATCTAATAAACTATTTGTACCTTCACTGCAAATCAAATCATAAGCATCTATTAAGCCCTTTATCATTTTTAAATCAGACAATTCTTTGCTGTTATTTCTAAGTGCTATAAAAGGCACTTTTCCCCAGCCATGTTGTTCTTTTTCTATTTCCTCCATATTTTCTTTAATAATTGTCCAGTGTCCTGTTGGATTTTGTTCTTTTTGGTAAGTTCCGTCACTTTTTTCTATATAATATGTCACATCATTTTTTGTCCACCATTCCACTTTTTTTACTGCTTGTTCTTTACCATTTTCCACAATATTAAAATAATAATATCGAATTACCTGTTCTATTTCTGTTTTATTTACAGAATCATAAAACACTATCAATTCTTCCGCTGGCACAACACAATATTGTAGTTTTCCATTTTTGTCATAATACACATGAACATATTCCACACCTTTATTAGATGCACCGACAATCCATTCATATAAAACGCCATTAAATTTTTCATCAGCCAATTCAGATAATTGCTTTTCATATTTTTGTGTATGTGTATCATTTTCTTCTTTTACCAATATACTTGGTTCTTTTGCCACCAAATAAGAAACCTTTTGCTCCACAAGTACATGATGAAAAGGACACACTACATGGTGATTACTCCTATTAGGATTGGAAAGCAATTTCATTCTTTCCTCCTGTTTTCCTTCTGGTGTTTGATATGTTTCAGAAAAATGTTTTACAGAAAAATTTTTTTGTAGCACATCATGCTGACAGCAATAATATTTTTCTCCTTCCATCATTTCTTTTTTTATAGGGCTGTTCATATCATCTGCAATAATTGCTTTAATCAATTCGCTTTCATTTCCTTTATGAGCAGCATTCAATTTTTGTTTCATCAATTCTATTTCTGTAATATACATTTGTTTTTTCCCTCCTTTCTATTTGTTACATACTATTCTTTGTAATGAAGGAAAACGAAGTTTTCCTATTAAAGTTTTGTCCAACTTTTTAAAAAGTTGGTAGGGGTAGTGGGGAGAATCCCCACGGTTTTAAATGCTTTCAAGTGTATATTTTGATGGGTTTTGAAACTTTAGTGGATATTTGACAAGAGAGAAACTTAGACAACGGGTTTTGTTCATTGGGGAACTTTTCACAAATGAAAAAATTCTTCCACACACCAACTTTTATGTTACTTTCACCATACGCATATCATACTCTCTAGCATAACGAACGGCATCAATAGCATGATTACATTTATCAGGAAATTTAGATTTCCAACTACCATCGGTATCTTTTTCCAGTTCATACTCCACAAATTCTCTTGCTGTTTCAGGACATCTTTTTTCATCAATCACAATTTGTTCCAAACTTTGTAGCCACTTTATGCCATAATTCACGCTATCAGGACCTTTTTTTGCTCCTATCATTCTCAAACCATAACTTTGCATTTCTGCAATAGATTTTGGTTCTGCACTGTCGGCAACAATCAAACCATTTTGCACATTTTCACATTTTATCATTTCATATGCTTTATAATTACTCAATGCAGTTCGTTGTATTTCAAAATAGATATAAAGTTTTTTTCTTGTTTTATCATAATGATTCACTGTATAATGCAATGGGTCTACTGCATATCCCCAATCCAAACCTCTTGAAACATTATCAAATGTTGCAATTTCTTTTTCTGTAATATCTCTCAACACTACATTTTGAAACACAGTTCCTTCTGTTCCTATTGCCTCTCCCATATACTCATGACGATATACATTCGGTTGCATTTTTTTAATATGTTCCGCTTCTAAAAAAAACTGTTCTCCCAGCCAGTCATGGGGTACTTTTTCATAAGTGCTATGATGTATATATTTATCTTCTCTTTGTTTTTCACTTTCTCTGTTCACCCAATTTTTTTTACTTTTAGGGGGATTATAGGTATAAAACACAGCAAATTTTTTACCGCCTCTCATTAAAGACTGATTAATATTTCTAATTTCAGAAATATCAGAAAATTCATCTGTTTCTTCATACCATATATATTTAATATATCCTTTTCGGCATTTTATAGATTTTATTTTTCTAGGATTATCCGCCCCACGAAACAATATTTTTTGTCCTGTTTTTTTGTATGTAATTTCCAAAGGTGATGATGTTTTTCCTTCCCATTGTTCTTCTACACCCAATATAGAAATTGCCCACCATATTTGTTCAAATACACTATCTTTCAAATGAATACCAATTTTTCTCAATACCACAGCATTCGCCTGTTCATATTTCATCATACCTAACACAATTTCCAATGATACAAATGATGATTTGGTGCTTCCCCTACCACCTTTCAGCCAATAGTGTGTATGTTTTTCTTCGCAAATACTTTTATGTACATTATAAAATGGTTCTGCAATGAGTGAAGAAAGCTGAATTTTATTTTCTGCCATATTCACTACTTCCCTTTAACGATATCATCTACAATAATCACAGCATCATTTTTCAATTCTGACTGTTCAAAAGTATTTTGTCGTTTTCCCAATAACTCTGCTGCTTTCATTCTGTCTTTCATAATAGAATCGCTTTTTTCAATATAAGCATCTCCCTTCATAACACTTGTCAAAAACTGCAATATTTCTTCATCATCAGCAATATTCTGTTTCTTTTTTTCTTTCAACTGCCTCATAATTTCTTTTTGTATGCGTTCTTGTTTTGACAATTTTTCTCCTGTTTGTTTTAAAAATCCTGCTTGTTCTGCCGCCTCAATATCGGATTTCCCTTCTGCTTTGAGACGGCAAAATACAATTTCTTTTTTGCTCAAATTTTCTTTCATAAATTTTCCTCCTTATGTTATGTATCATACTGATTAAAAAATCTCAAAAAGTCTCAAAAAGTCATTTTTTTATTTTTATGATACTATCAATATATTCGGCAAAATAAATATTTATATTTTTATAAAAATGAACCATATACAGTATGAACTATAATAGTGTTATAAAATGAAATGTTTATTATTTTTTATATTTTTATTTGTGAAATTTATATACAAAACGAATAGAATTTATCACAGCAATATTTTTATATGACAGGTATATAAGAAAGGAATACTATTGATATCAAATCATTTTTATGATTGATATTATTTTCATGAATCATCATGCAACAGCTTTTTGTTTTCTACAAATCAATATCAATTTATCTAATATCAAATCATGGTCACGAAAACACTTTGCTCTGCTTTTATGTGTGTTCAATGCAATATAATCATATTGATGTCCTTTTTGATATCGTAATTTCAAAAACATCTGCTCATCATAATTCAGTTGTTCAATATATCTTTCCATTTCAGAATACTGTTTCATTTCTTTACATATGTATTCTTCCATTTTGTTTACCTCCATTTCATATAATTGTTTTGCCTCTATAAAACAATCTGCATCTTTTTTCCCCAAAAAAGGTACATTTTTTTCTAACATCAAATAATTTTTTATTATCATTTGTAATTTTTCAATTTCTCTTTGTTTATTTCTACAAAAGTCAACTGTTCTTCCCCATCTAAACAGTTTTTGTTTCATTTGTCGTCTTTCCTCCTTTGTAACATTATTTTTAACCTTCTCTTTCATAATAAAATACTCCTCTTTTTCACTTTGTTAATTTTTTTCACATATTCATCATAGCACACTCCTTACAATAGACCCATTTATCATATGATATCACTTTTATAATATCAGTACATATGTTCTTTGTCAATAAAAAACAACAACTGTGAGTGGCTAAACAAACATTTAAAACATTGGAGTGTTGCTTCAAACCTCACTCATTTTTTAAAAAAAGCGAGGCAAAAACTTTTATGGAAAACTTCGTTTTCCTGATAACAAACAGAAATAAAAATTATTTTTAAAACTACTCTTTTTGGATATTCCTTATTATATTAATGCACTTATCATATGAAGCAATGCTTGTGATAAATGAATTTCT